CAGGGCGGCGGCGCGGCAGCGGGCGGCAATGGTCAACAGGCTTGGTCGCAGGGTTCCGGCGGCGGGGCGCCCGGTTGGGGCCAGCGTTAAGCGTCGATCGGCAGGGGCTTCGGTCCCTGCCCTTTGATGGATCATGCCGGGCGTTTTCGTTACGACCGTGCGTAATCGAACTGTGACGACTGCGGTTCGACTAACCGGCATGATCCTTCAAAGGGGATTTGACGTGTTCGACTTGTCGTTTCAAACGGAACGCGAAAGGCTCGCCGCGACTATCAGCGCGGAAGTCGAAGCCGATAGCGTTGCCGAATACGAAGAAGGGCCGCGCTGGCATCTAGGCGGTTCCGAAATTGGCAAGCCGTGTGAAATGCAGCTTTGGGCGGGCTTTCGCTGGCTTCGGCAGGAAAAGCACGACGGGCGAAAGCATCGGCTGTTTAAGCGCGGTCATTACGAAGAACCGAAATTTATTAAGCGGCTTCGTCGCATCGGCTTTGAAGTTTTCGAGTTCGACGCGGATGGCAAACAATACAAAATCAGCGGGCATAAGGGGCATTATGGCGGTTCCCTTGACGGTATCGCAATTGCTCCCGCGCGCTATGGCTTGCCGGGGCCGTTGCTTGTCGAATTCAAGACGCATAACGAAAAGTCTTTTGCGAAACTTGCCGGGCCGATCACTTCGAAATGGCCGGTATTGACGCGCAATACGGCGAAGGCTGAAGGTATGCGCAAGTCGAAGCCGGTGCATTTCTCGCAAATGTCGTCGTACGGGCAGGCGTACGCTTTGCCTTACGGGCTGTATTGCGCGGTAAATAAGGAAACCGACGAACTTTATTTCGAAATCATTCAGCTTGATTTCAACCACGGCGTTCGCTTGTACGAAAAAGCGGGCCGCGTCATCTTCAGCCAAACGCCGCCCGCGAAGATCGCGCAAAGCGCCGCGTTCGGCGAATGCAAGCTTTGCCACTATTCGCCGATATGCCATCACGGGGCCGCGCCCGAAGTCAATTGCCGAAGCTGTGAACACGCTTCGCCTGTCGACGGCGGCGAGTGGCATTGTCGCATCTTCGACGGTATCATTCAGCGCGAGCAAGTCCCCCAGGGCTGCCCACAATGGCGCCGGATCGTATGAACGCGCCGTTCGCGACAATAGGGCACAATGGCGGGCCGTCGCTTGATCGATGGTATCAAGAGGAAGCGGTTGATACGCTTTTTCGGTACTTCGACGAACACGGCGGAACCGACTTCGAAGGGCGCCCGATCGAAGCGAACCCGCTTATCGCCCTGCCGACGGGAACAGGTAAGTCGTTCGTTATCGCGAAGTTTCTTCGGCGAGTGTACGACGTGTTTCCCCAAACGCGGGTTATCATGTCAACTCACGTCAAGGAATTGATCGAACAAAACGCAAAGCAATTGCAAAGGGTTTGGCCGAACGCGCCGCTTGGCATCTATTCCGCCGGGCTTCGACAAAAGGACTTCATACAACCGATCATCTTCGGCGGCGTCAAATCGATGGTTCGCGGCGTTGACGAAGACGGGCGTTCGATTTTCGGCTTTCGCGATCTAATGATTATCGACGAAGCGCACCTAGTTGGACCTTCGGCGGATAGTTCTTACGGCGACTTCATTCTTCAGCTAAAGGCGATCAATCCTTATCTGAAGATCATTGGACTTAGTGCGACAATCTATCGTCTAGGCATGGGGCTTTTAACGAACGGGCCGATATTTACCGACATTGCGTACAACCTTTGCGATATTCAAGGTTTCTCGCGCCTGATTGCCGAAGGTTACCTTTGCCCGATCTTCCCGAAGAAAACGGCAACCGAACTTGACGTATCGGGCGTCGGCATGTCGTCAACAGGCGACTTTATCGAAGGTGCGTTGCAAGCTGCCGTCGACAAAGACGACATTACGTACGAAGCCCTTTGCGAAGTCGTTCAACAAGGAATGCAGCGGCGATCTTGGCTTATCTTCGCGAGCGGCATCGAACACGCTGAACACATCGCGGAAATGCTGCGATCGACCTTCGGCGTTCCGGCGGCTGCCGTTCATTCGAAAATGCCCCAGGGGCAGCGCGACGATATTATTGCGGCGTTCAAGTCCGGCGAGTTGCGTTGCATTGTCAACAAAGACATTCTTACGACGGGCTTCGATCACCCGCCTATTGATCTAATCGCTATGCTTCGGCCAACTATGTCAACCGGGCTATGGGTTCAGATGCTAGGGCGAGGAACGCGCCCGTACGACTATACGAACCCGCAACAGTATATCCCCGGTTTCGAATTCATTAAGCATCATTGCTTAGTGTTGGACTTCGCGGGCAATACGCGCCGCCTGGGGCCGATCAATGATCCGGTAATCCCGAAGCCGAAAGGCAACGGCAAGCCGGGCGATGCGCCGGTTAAGATTTGCGACGGTTGCGGCGCGTATAACCATACGTCGGCGCGCGAATGCATAGTTTGCGGCGAAGAATTCAAGTTCAAGCCTAACATTGTGGGCAATGCCAGCAACGAAGAACTTCTTAGGTCCGACTTGCCGGTTGTCGAATACTTCGACGTTTTACGCGTCGTGTATTCGCCGCATACGTCGCGTTCTTCTGGCAGAGCGTCAATTAAGGTTTCGTACTTTACCGCCGATCTTCGAACCTTTTACGAATGGATTACGGTTGAAGGTGACGGCTTCCCCAGGAAGCGGGGCCGCGATTGGTTTCGCCAACGGGCGCCCGTCGAACCGCCGGAAAGCAACGCCGAAATTCTCGCAAATGCCGGATACCTTCGCACGCCTCGCCGCATTCGGGTTTGGCTGAACAAGAAAAATCCCGAAGTGTTAGGATATGAATTTTGACCGATTGGCGCAATCGCAGCCCTGAAGGGATAGCGGACCTTTCGCGCTATATGGCCGAATGTCTTGCCGGATATGTAATCAAGACGGCGCGAACTTGCGTCCTTTGCAGGAACTTCGACGAACCGTCGGAAGCCTGCCGACTGAACGGGCAGCGACCGCCCGCGCGAGTGATCGCGTACGGTTGCGAATGTTTCGAACTGAAAGGCTGAACAATGGCAAAGATTGAAGTTGATCGCGACTTTTGCGCCGATTTCGGGCGAAATATTTTGGAAGGAATGTCGATTTATGCCGACGCCGACGCCAACGTTCCCGACGGCTACGACGTTGACGCGGTTACGTTGAAATTCGAGTTCGGCGAAGAAGTTCCCGAAACACTTCGCGGAACTTGGGCCGTTGCCGTACAGCGGAAGGGCAATTGAAATGGCAAGGCGTCCAAGCAAAAAAGCAAAGTCCGAAGCGGCGTCGAAACTCGCCGAAGCTTTGAACTTCATTGCGCCCGCGTACAAAGATGGCGAAGAAGCGTACAAGGCGCACGCTCGCCTAGCTGGCAAGATGATAACCGCAACCGACGGCGTATTTTCCGCCGGGCATAGCGTCGAAGAAGAACTTGCGCTGTGCCCACATATCGGGCGGTTTATCGATGCCTTGAACCGGGCCGGTTCGACGCTCGCGCTAACCGAAAACGAAAACGGTACGCTGCTAGTCAAAGGCGATCGTATTCGCGCGACGGTTCCTTGCCTTGCGGGCGATCAAATCCCCCAGGCGATGCCCGATCCCCGATGCGCCGCAATTGACGATCGGTTGAAGGACGGGTTCGCCCGGCTGTTGCCGCTTATCGACAACGAAGGCGAGCGCGTTGTTGAAGTGTCGGTATTGCTTCAAGCTAATTCGATGACTTCGACGAACGGGCGGGTTATCTTCGAATATTGGCACGGCATTGATCTTCCGCCGGGGCTTGTGATCCCGAAGACGTTCGCGGCAGCCGTGGCGGGTTGCGGAAAGAAGCTTGAAGGCTTCGGTTTTTCGAACAAGTCAGTTACGTTCTATTTCGAAGACGGCTCTTGGTATAAAACGCAACAGTACGGCGACAAATGGCCGGAAACTTCGCACTTGTTTAATTATCCCGCGTATCCGGCGGCTGTGCCTGAAGGGTTGTTTGAAGCGGTCAAGGCGGTTGAAAGCTTCAGCAAAGACGGGCTTATCCACTTCCACGACGAAAAGGTTAAGTCGACGTACGACAAGTACCAAGACTTCGGAAGTCCGGTTTACGGCGCGACGTTCGATGTTCCCGGTTTGCAAAAAGGGCATTCGTTCACGGCGAAGCTGTTCCGATCGATTGAACCCGTTTGCGCCCAACTCGATTACACGTCGAACGACGATCGCGCGTTCTTCTTCGACGAAACCGGAAGCCTTCGCGGCTGCATTATGAAGGCGCGAGCCGAAGCGCGCGAGCCTGCCCCTGAACCGCCTGCTGTCGTGGCGTCTTGGACGCTGCCCGAAGGCACGACGGGGGAGCAAGTCGGCGAAGCCTTCGCAGCCCTGCGCAGCGGCGTCCAGGCGGGCACATGGGGCGTTCCCGAACCGTCGACCGCTGAAGCCCCGGCGGGCGATCCGGCGAACCCTTGGGCGGCTATTGTGGGCACGGTCCCCGGCTTCGTTGATATTGACGATGACGACGTGCCGTTCTAAGGCTTCGTTATGTTCTTTGACGATAGCACGTTAGACGATTACGCGCCGCTTCCGACGAAGCGTAAAGCCAAGCGATACGACGGCGTTTTAAAGCGTCTGTCGTACTCGCCGGTTTTGCGCAAGTTCAGCGTTTCGCCGTGGAATTATTCTGTCGGAACCGAAGTCGTTTTCGACGTTGAATGTTATCGAAACTACTTCCTTTGCGCCTTTAAGAACATTGCGACGGGAGAATATTTTTACGTCGAACACTACGGCGAAGGTCCGCTTCCCGAATGGATGCGAACCGAACTGCATAGGGCGTTGCATTGGTTCAAGATCATCGGGTTTAACTCGATTTCGTACGATATCCCGATGATCGAAGCGGCTTGCAAAGGTGCGACGCTGTACGAACTGAAGGAACTTAGCGACGACATAATTATTCGCGACGAACGCAAGGCGAATTGGCGGGCGCCGTACAATCATATCGACTTGATCGAAGTTGCACCGCTTGAAGGTTCGTTGAAGCTTTATGCCGCCCGCCTCCATTGTAAGCGAATGCAGGAATTGCCGATCGATCCGCATTCGGATTTGTCGCCGCAAGACGTGATCGATACGCGAGATTATTGTTTCAACGATCTTGACAATACCGAATTGATTTACGTTGATCCCACGTACGGGCTTAGGCCGCATGTCGAATTGCGTGAGCGGTTGGGCGCCGAAATCAATCAAGACATTCGTTCGAAGTCCGATGCCCAAGTAGGCGAAGCGTTCATTAATGCGAAGATACGCGAAGCGCGCGGCTTCTCGCCGAAGAAGCCGGATTTGCCCGACGATTACGAATTCTATTATCAGCCGCCTGAATATCTGTCGTTCGACAATCCACAGCTTCAGGAAGCCTTGCGGATCGTCCAGGCCGTCCCCTTCAGGCTGGACGGCAGCGGCGCCCCGGTCATGCCTGAAGCCCTGTCCAAGCTGTCAATACGCATCGGCTCTTGCGTCTATAAAATGGGTATGGGCGGGCTTCATTCGAGCGAGAAGACGGCAGTCCATAAAGCGGACGACGAAACCGATCTAATCGACCGCGACGTAACGTCGTTCTACCCTTGGCTTATTATCAATTCAGGTTTCTTCCCGAAGCACATCGGCAAGTTGTTTATTGAAATCTTCCGCGATGGGCTTGTGCTTCGTCGAATGGAACTAAAGAAGCTGAAGGACAAGTTAGAAGCCGGATTGAAGATCGCGATTAACGGCATCTTCGGCAAACTTGGATCATTTTATTCGTCGATCTTTTCGCCCGATCTTCTAATTCAGGTTACGATAACGGGCCAGCTTGTTATCCTAAAGCTAATCGAAATGATCGAAGCGGCAGGAATTCCGATCGTGTCGGCTAATACCGATGGCGTTATTATCAAGTGCCCCAAGCACATGGCCAATATCTTAGGCGCTGTTATCGCCGAATGGGAGCGCATAACGTCGCTTCAGACTGAAGAAACGCGTTACGCCGCCGTTTACTCGCGCGACGTGAACAATTATATCGCGATCAAGGAAGACGGTTCGACGAAGGCAAAGGGCGCGTATTCCGAACGCGGTTCGGCCCAAAATTCCGCAATGTCGAAAAACCCCGAAGCGTTAATATGTTCGGACGCGGTGCAGGCTTTCTTGTCGAAGGGAACGCCGATCGAAAAGACGGTTCGCGCGTGCCAGGATATCCGCCGCTTTGTCGTCGTTCGCAACGTGCGAGGCGGCGCGCATAAAGACGGCTATTTTCTAGGCAAAACAATTCGTTGGTACTATGCGCAAGGCGTGCAAGGCGTAATCAACTATATCGCAACCGGCAACAAGGTTCCGAATTCTGAAGGCGCTTGCCCTCTTATGGAACTGCCCGACGAATGCCCGACCGATATCGCATATGAATATTATATCGATCGGGCTTTCGGAATGCTTGGTGATCTAGGGTACTTCGGTTCGACGAAA